ACACAGTGTCGTCCAAACTTTACAAAAGCATTATAGAATTGACTGCTACAAAAGTCATCATATGATTTTAATTTAGCACTGCCTTGTGTAATTTCATAAAAACGCAACCAAGCATTAAAACCAATGATAACGCCCTTTTCATTGCGTTGCAGTGAACGGCGTTTTGGCTCACATTGATGAACTTGTAGTGTGCTTTCACGTGTAAAACCTTGACCGCAGTATTTGCATACATGCGAACCTGGTTTTACATCTTTGGCTGCTTCCATAGCTATTTTACGCAATTCGTCCATCTTGTAATTATAACAGTTTTTGTGCGGCAGTGGTAATAAAATATTTCCACATACGAAAATCAAATCCACGAATTACTTCTTCGTGTAGCGGCAATTCACTTGGATCAAAAGGTGGCGTAGTTGTGCCTATTAAATGGTTATAAAAATCAGGATAGTTGCCAAAATAAACTTTTGGTATTGAAATAAAATATGTTACTTTATTAATGAATAGGTGATGTGGATGACCATATTCACCTTTATCATTGTGTGTTAACATGATATCTGCGCCATCGCATACAGCGCGTATCCAATGTTCTGCATCACCATTATTAAATCCTGTTTCGCCTTTTTCAACACTTTCCCATATATCAGGCATACCACAAAATTTTGTGCGAATACCACGGCGTTCCCAAAATTGGGAAATCTCTGCGCCACGTGGATCGGTTCGTTGATAGGTAAGATAACAAATAGTCCAATCCCAATCACTGCGTTCCATAATGAATTGATAAGCAAAGATTACACAATCATCAGGATGAGCAACCATACATACTGCTTTCATATGACATTAAATCCTATTAGTAAATCTTCCCATTGTATTTTTTGTTCTTCGCTTAATAGATTATATGCTCGTGGATGTATGCTTATTGTAAATGGCGTTGAGTTGCGGATTTGTTTTATCCAGCTATCAAAATCTTTTACTTCCCAATCGGTCAAATTATAAACTTCTATTGCTTGTTCACCTGTATAAAGTTCTTCAAATCGTCCTTCAATACTACTAACATACGCACTATAACATAGAAACTCTGTAATGCCTCGTGTTTCATTATTGAACATATGTGGAAACTGGCAATAGGTATGAAACCATTCTACAAAATCTGGTTCTTCGTATACCATTGCTCGCATTGTTGGAACATGAGCAAGAAATGGAACACCAGCAGGACTAATCCATTTAAAATCTGTAATACTATATTTTTCTTTTAGAAATTGTAATCCAGTTTGCCAATGTGGACTTGTGCAAGGCCAATTAGCAAATCGCCCTCTTCCTAAAGTAAAGATTGTTTCATACTCAAGATGCTGAATCAATAAGGTCTTGGCATCAAATATAAAGCACCATTCATTTTGAGCGTGAACTGTTCCTAATATTTTACAAAGTTGTTGTGTATACCAACCTTTCATATGTGGCGGTGGATAATAACCAAATTCATTGCGATGTATAATTTGAACTTTATTTGAATGCGGCCCCCACCATGATGTATCAATATCCTCATGAGTGAGCGTGTCATCATTTAATATAACATAAAAATTTGTGATAAAAAAATCTCTACTGTCGATATACCAAGCAAAACTTTGTGCTTGCATTTGAAGCAGCAAGAGTTCATCGCGATAAACAACAGTAAGAAAATCAATTTTCATTTGTTGATTTCGTATAATACCTTAGCTTGTTGAAGTGCATCCATGACGCTTGGGTTTTTGCTATTGAACACCTTACCCCATTCTTGCCACCAGGTAACTAATTCAACAATCTCAGGTGTAAAGTTCAACATTAATTGTTGACCACCGAAGGTATCATTTGCGTGTAGCGATGCTACTCTATAATCATTTGTTGTTGTATTTTTGATGCTCATTTAATTGCCTCTTTAATTTGTTTTAAAGTAAAATCTAAAGGTCCAAATTCAGTTTCTTTGACTTTTTCTGCTAATAACTTTCCAAACGTTTTGTTAGTTATCAAATCAAAATGATTTTTTGCATCTTCATCAGGAATATGTAAATCAATAAGTGGAAAATTTAAATAAATGAAGTCTTCATGCCAAATATTATTTGTTTGTTTGATAGATTCTAAACTATCTGGAAAACATGGAAGCAAAATTATTTTTGTGTGTTTTGAATATTTTGTTATAATAAATTCTAAAATTCTTTCATATAAAAAATAATGCATTTTATCACTAAAAAAATTATCATAATAATTTGTATGAGCAATAGAATTTTTAAGTTGTTGTGGATTTAAAACATTTGTATCACTTTGACCAAAATAACTGCATAATCTTGGGTTGTTGCAAAATGGAATTCTACGGTAATTTGTGCATGTTATTACCATATAATTATAATAACCATTAAAAATTTTATAATCTTCTTGTGTATCAATTTGATTAAATGCTATCCATAAACTACTACCACCTATGCTCAAATTTTTAGTGCCTAATCCTAATTCTTTAGCAAATACACACGTCCAAGATTCATCATCGTCAAATGCACTAAAACTATCTCCAGAGAATAAAATCATTTCATTGCTTCTTTAATTTCTTTGTCGCTCATTGCAAAATTCATTAGTATTGCTTGAAACTCTTCATTACTTATTTTATAAGAAAGAAGTTCTGCTTCATCACTTTTAATATGCGGATATAATTCTAACAATTTCTGTGCTCGTTTGTTTTTAGCTATTTTACTATTATATGCTATCCACTCATGACGATGCTTGCCCATATTAGGACTTACAGTGGTCAGTAGCAGCCATTGTAGTTTAGGATGCTTGTTGATATCAAAGAAACGTTTGTTTACACGTTCATTAATTGCTTGCAAATAATATTGCTGCAACTCTGGAATACCATTGACTACACTGCCCCAACGCAACATAAGATATGTAGAGAACTTCTTGCGCTCTTCATCCGTCAATTCATCATAGAATTGTCGATTGCGCAAATCAAGCTGTGCCATTTCATAGCCAATGTCAAGTTTGTTAACCACCTATAAAATCCCGTTCTTCTTCTTTTTGCTTTTCTTGACTCATCTCGTAAATTATATACATTTGGTCAGCAAGGTCTTTTAATGTAGTATTGGTTTCAGTAGCACGAAGAATTTCTAACCATCTAGCCTTACGAATGTTTATACTGTTGTCATAATCAAGAGTGCTGATACCGCTGCTTTGTGCTTTAACGTTTGCCATTGGTTATCGTTTCCAATATTTCATTGTCTATTTGGTTGATCATACTCGTAGTCATTATGTCAGCCAACTGTTCAGTTGGTTCAGCTTGCGCCTCTTGACTCATTTTATATAATACACGCACTTGATCTGCCGCATCTTTAAGCGTAGGGTTGGTTTCCGTTGCTTTAAGTATCTCCATCCATTCAAGATATTCATCAGTATAATAACGTTTTGGTGGTGGTATTGGTCCTAAAATGCTCATGGTAATATATTATCACACAGGACTATTATTGTCAAGTTTTTCTCTAAACTTATATATTCTACCAATAACCCAACCATCTGGACATTCTTTGAGACACATTGTGTTTACACCGTCATTATACCAATGTTTACCATAAGCAGGATTTTTATTTCCCAATCTTGAATTTGATAATTTTTGACGAGTCAAGTTTGTTCTTTTTAATCCTTTATTTGCTACTGAACGTTTAAGACAAGTTTCAGGTGATTGTTTTTTGCCTGATTTTTTAGCAATTTGTTCTGCTGATTGTTTAAATCCACTTATACCATCACCACCATCAGTTTTATTATGAAAAATACCAGTGTCATTGTCTTTGCGACCATACCACGCAATCATACGGCGTTCTATTGCCAATGCCCCTATTTCTGTTAGATTATGTTCAATTATAATTATTTTAGATTTATCTTTTGGAACCGATACATTATGTCTCGTATCCCAGGCTCTTTTACCTTTCCCTTTACCGATATAATATGGAGTTAAATCACTTGCTCTTATATAAGCATATACGTAATATCCGCTTGGCGGATTAGTGCTGGTAAATACCATTGCTGTGTTCCTATAAACATAGAGTAGGTAGGATTGCCGTCCGTGACCTACACTATTATTTATATCAAACAGCAATAATTTATACTATGTTTTGGATGTCAATGGTTTCACTTGCACGAGAGATTTCTTTTACAAAGTATGCACAGATTGGCTTTGGTCCATCACTAATTGGTATGCAAAGTAACTGACCATTCTTTAGTTTAGGAAAGTACCAGCGAACATCTTGATAAACATCTTCAATTTCAATATTCATAAATGCCGCACGGAATGAACTTAATGGGTTAAATGTAAATGCTTGGAATCCACGGTCATTAAGTTTTGTAAGTGGTAATGCTTCTAAATCACCAATCTCTGCTTCGCCAATAAGAATACGCCAATTATATGGCATCATAATTCTGTGTTCGCCAATCTTAAGCACAAGTGCAGGATCGTTAAAGCTTTCTAAAAAAACCAGCGGCAAGAAATAATAATCTGCTTCTGGTGGATTGCTGTTATCCAAAACACAAAAACGCAAATCATCTACCTGTTCTGGTAAATTATTCATTTCAAATACGGTGTTATCAACTGTAAGT